GGGCTATATTTTGATTGTTTGTTGTATCTCTTAACGATATACCGAAAGGAAGCCTTGTCCCAGGTGCGGACCAAGTAAATTTCAATTTTACCCTAATATTCCACCGAGTGGTCAAATTTGGCGACACAAATGTGCTTGACGATGCGACCCAATAGTTTGGCCTATCATAAAGCGGAGGCGTTGAATCGTCTTGAAAAAGTAGGAACCCCGTTACGGCAGAATAATTCGCCCCACTACCTCTTGCAAAAATATTGGACCCCGAAAGGTTGACGGGCATCGTCCCCGCTGCATAGGGCATCACCAATTTGTTGAAAAATGCCGAGTTGAAGAATGTGCTGGAATAACGGAACCCTGCCTCGGCAAAGATGAGGTCCACCATCTTCTTCACATAAATGCTTGGGCCGAGCCTCCACCACGGGGCTTGGAACCATCCGCCTCCTTGGTTCAAGATGTCCGTGAACCCCGCCGCATCCACTACCCCGTAAACATACCCGCTACTCAACGCACCCGATGCCGTCCAAGTGCCGCTCACATGGCCGCTGGTGGGCGTGTGGTTCATGCCTGTAACGCCCGCCGTGTTGACCAGCATATTGCCCTCAATGGCTTTAAACAAACTCACATTGTCCGTGAACAACCCCACCTCGTAGGTGACGGTTCCTTTGGTTTTGCTCATGGAGAGCAGTTGCAGCACTCCGCTGAACACTTGGACCCCGTCCTCCCACATAGCGGCACGGATTCGCTTGTTGGGTTGGAATCCACCCACGAAGGACTGGATGTTGTACGCATACGCAAAGCAGGCCCGATTCGTCGGGGTGTTCGGCAGGGTGATGGTCTTACTGAACGACCCCCGTTGCTTGGTCACATCCTCAATGTCGCCGATGCTATAAGTGACCGCAATGTCGGTTCCGCCCATCGTGTCAAGAACATAGGCGAGTTCGGGCATCCCGTTCAGGGGAGCGAAACGGGAATACAAGCAGTCAAAGCAGGCTTCCTCCTTGGCGGTTGCCCCGTCTGCATCGGCACGGGTGTTGAAGTTGTTCCACGCCGCCAAGTCGTCAATGAAGGTTGCCGTCGGGTAAGCGATTAGAGTTACGCTCATAAAATGGAGTTATCGTAAGCAACCGCAACCTCCAACTGCAACTGCGTGAGGCGGTCGTTCCGTCTGGTTACAAATTGATACTGGTTCGCATTGACCACCGCTTCCACAAGGGTTCCACCGAGTTCGAGCCACACATACCCGCTACGCACCATTTCAATCAGCCACTCGGATTCTGCGTCGGTTAGCCAGTCGCTATTCAGTGCGTACACATAGTCAAACGACCCCGCCCAAACCTTGTTGTAGGTGGTCGTGGCGTACACATCGGAGTTATACCCAAACACCTCTCGCTGGATGTTGGCCCGCTTTCGGTTCTTCATCGTGAAGGTGTAGGAGTCAATCCCGCCGTACTTGTTGACGAAGTGGACGGGGATGGAATCAAACCGCTGGCAGGGGCCGAAGGTGAAGGTGGTTGGAGGTGACTGACTTGACGCATTTGACACAAACCGCACCGTGTAGGAATCGCCCTCTACCGCTCCGCTCAATGCAGAAATAGTTCCCGACAAGTTCGCAGGACCGCAAGCAAAGCGTTGGATGTTGTAGTCGGTCGTTCCCGAAAGGCTGGGGCTGACTGCAAAGTCGTAGTTCACGGACTTGTAGTTCACCCGTGCTGATGCGAGCCATGAATCAAAACCAGCGGCCACATATTTTGTTCCGTTGATGGCAAGGAAGTTGCTCCCCCCTTGGTACACCGTGAAAGCCGTCGGGGTAGTTAAAGGTCGCACCAATGTAAAAGTGTTCCCGAATCTAAAGTAGGTGTCAAGGCTCCAGTCAGCCAACTCCAACTGCTCCAAGTTACCCGCAAACGCCATCACCCCGCTGACCGTCGTGGTTGCTCCCGTGACGGCGGGGGTGTTCCCGTACTCCTGCGTGAAGTCAAGCCGATACCCCGAATAAAACCCCGAATGGTCCACGAAGCCCGTCTGCGTGAGCGATGGGGCGGTCGGGGCTACGAGGGTTTCAACCACTTTCTGCACATCAAAGAACCCGAAATTGGTGGTCGGTAGTTTGTCGCATTTCAGCCTTGCCAGCGTCGTCCCTGCGGGGTTCTTCACATCGCAGACATACCTGTAATTGGGTTGGGCAATCAGCGAGCCGCTGACCTTGTAGAGCATCTTGTTGTAAACGGGGGTCGCTACGAGGGGCGAACCCGAAAGGACGGATATGGACATGGGTTATCGGGAAGTTGAAAGGCTGACCTGCTTGCCCAAGACCTCCGAAATAGTATTGACGAGCAAATCTATTTGTTCGGGGGTGATGGCATTGGTGAGGAACTTGGTGGCGTATAGGCCACGCCTGCGGACAAAGTAGGTGATAGACCTTGCGTCTGCGAGTTTCTGCTCTTCAACGGTCCGCATGGCTTTCTTCTCACGGGAATAGGTTGGCGTGACCAAAATCCCTTTATCGGTAATCCAGTCCGCAATCGCTTGGGTCATCGGTCCAACTTGGTCGCTCTTGCCTCCACCCTTCTTCTTGAATGAGAATGGTGAGTTTGGCGCACGGGTTGAACTGACGGTCCCTCGCACTCCTTGGTCCACGAATTTCCAGTAAGGGTTGGCAAGAAGGTTGACCGCAATCTTTTCGGCAGTCAAGGGGATAGGGTCAAAATCAAGGCTTGCGGATAGTGTTCCCTTGGCGTTCACATCCTTCCCGTCCTCCCGACCCGTGAGCAGGTTCTTTTGTGCAAGTTTGATAATATTCTTCAACCAATCAATCAGCACCTGTTGCCGTGGGTCAACGCCTCCGCCTTTTGAGCCTACGGTTATACCAAGGGCTTGAAGGTCTGCGATGTTGACTTCCTTCAAACTGCCGCTTCCGAACTTGGCAAGTACTTTGGTTTCCATGGTGGTAAATGTAACCCGCCCAGCAAAGTGTCCTACTTCCTCCGCATCCGCTCCGCCTCTTGCCTTTCGGCTTCCAAGATGTCGTGAATCAGCAGCGCATAGTTCAGGAACTCCACCGCCTTCATCGCAAAGATGACCTCAAATTTCAGCACATCCTTGTTAGCCATCCTCCACACGACCATGAGCCAACCGTAGCCAGCGAGCGGGTTGGTTACTGGCCCTGCATCCCTTTCGTCAGGTGACGAGAATAGTCGCTCAAAACTTTCAAGTAACTTTCTGAACTTAGCAAAAAAAAACTGACCACCCCCCAAACATCGCCAATCTTAGCGTGTGCTTTGAGCAGTTCGGCCCGCTCTTGATGGCTGGCCCCGTCGTACTTCTTCGGGAAGTGGCCAAGGAAACCGCCTTCCCTGCAAAGGGTCGCCATGATGCGGTGCAGGTTTTGGACCAACTTCTTTTCGTCAGTCGTGTCGGTGTCCATCAGGTCTATCAGTTGGCCAGCGGTCAACTCGTCCGTGAACACCGTCGGAATCCACCACTTGCCACCTGCTTTGAACCGCCTGCGATATGCCAAGGTCGGCAGTTCGTTCCACTCCGCAATGATGGTCTTGTAACGCTTAGTAAGCCCCTTGGCGGGCATTTCTCGGACGATTGATACATCCACCCCCTCAACTATCGCCACGACCCCTGCACGCTTGTCGTAATCGGTCAGCACGGGCGAGAACTCCAGCGCAGCGATGCGTTGGAACTGGTCAATGGTGAGGTCTTGGAGTTTCATAGTTTTGCTTTGCAGAAGTTTAAAGCGGATTCAATGACTTGGTGCATATCGTAATACTTATACTCCGCAAGCCTGCCACCAAAGTAAACATTCGGCAAGGAATCAGCCATTGCCTTGTATGCCCCATAAATAGCGTTGTTCCGTTCGTCGTTCACGGGATAGTAGGGGTCGGTTTGCTCCACGATGTAAGGCGTGGGGAACTCCGTACTTATCCAAGAGCCTTCCGTCTGCACACCCTCAAAATGCTTATGCTCAATGATGCGGGTATAAGGGACGCTCTTGTCGCAGTAGTTCATCACAGGGCATCCCTGCACATTCTCGCTCGGATAATATCGGTGCTTATGAATAACGGTCTTGTACTCCAACGGTCCATGCTTGTAGCGGAAGAACTTGTCAATCGGACCCGTGTAAATGAGGTTCTTGTATTCGGGCAATGGGGATGCAAAGAAATCCGTTTCAAGCATTACTGGAATACCATCCAGCAGTTTCTCAAAAATCTGCGTATAACCACCAACGGGAATGCCTTGGAAGGTGTCGTTGAAATAGTTCGTGTCGTAGGTAAAGCGAACGGGCAGACGCTTCACGATGCTCGCTGGCAGAGTGTCCGCATCCCGCATCCATTGCTTTTCGGTATAACCCTTGATAAGCAGTTCGTACACCTTGCGGCCCACCTTCTTGATTGCAGCGGTTTCCAAGTTATCTTCCCCTGTAATGAATTGAGAATCCTTGGCGATGTGATACCTTGCCTCATTGGGCGTTCGTGCGTTGTAGGCTTTCTCAAAGGTGTGCATGGAGAAAGGCAGCGAATAGACATCTCCCTTTGCCGTAGCCATCACCTGCAATCGGAAAGGCTTAAACTCTGCGAACTGGTTAATCCAAGCCCAAACGGTTGTATTGTTGGTGTGGAAGATGTGCGGGCCGTAGGTGTGAATGTTAATGCCATCCTTCTGCTCCGTGTAGCAGTTGCCTCCGATGTGATTGCGTTTTTCCACGACCACAACCGACTTGCCTTGGTCGTGCAGATGCTTGGCGCATATTGCACCAAAGAAACCCGAACCGACAATCAGGTAGTCAAAACTCATAGCGTAATAAGACCAATGCCGAGGAAGGTTCCGTTAACCGAATCGTATTGCGCCGTAAATTCTTGATGCGGATATTGCCCTTTGATTTCATTCCAAAACTGCTGGACCCCTGGGCATACCTGGCTAACGATGTCGTGAAAGGCGATGTATTTGGGCTTGAATCGCAGGCAGGTTTCAAAGTCGGATTTAACACCATTGTATGAGTGGTCCCCGTCAATCAAGATAAGGTCAAACTGACCATCAATCTTTGATAGGTCTGCGCTTGGTCCTTCCAAGTACTGAAAGTCTTCCAACTCATTAAACCCTTCCAAAATCTCGCTTTTTGGTATTAGGTCGCAGGCCATCCCCTTTTTGATTCCCAGCAAACGAGTGGTCAATATAAAGGTTCCACCCCAACGGCATCCAACTTCAAGGTAACTATTAATCTTTAGGGTTGACAAGTGCTTGAGATACGGAGCGAATTGGTTTGGGTACTGCCAAAACTTCACGCCTTTACCAAAATGCTCGGAGAACTCCGCTGGCATTTCGTTTAGAATTTCATCGTTCATCCCGAAAGTTGGGAGCAGTTGTTCAAGTTCTTGGGATGTTAAGTCGTGTATCATTCGTCAAAGATTGTAGGCCAAAGCCGTTCAAATGCGTGTCCATACCCACGGCATCCCGTGTCTGGTTCGCCGTCGGTAAAAAATCGTAGAGCCTTCTCGTAAAACGAAAGAGGATGCCGACGGATGGCCTCCTTGGTCACAGCGAAGATTGCTCCAGCACCAAACCAAATCGGGCGGTTAAAGTCCTCCCCAAATAAAGAGTGAGCCACTTCGGGTAGCAGGTTTGGCCAGCAATGGTGAGGCCATGCGGTGCAACTTAGCCCTTGAATAGTTAGCACCCAGTTAGACAGGTTTCGGAATGGTTCATCCAATCCGTCTTGAATGATTAACTGCACCTTGGCGATAAAGTCAGGGCAATGCGGAAACGGGTCGCCTTGAGTGAAAATAGTTACACTATGAAGGTCGTTGTAGTTGTTGCAGATGTGGTAGAGGTAGGTGTGCGATTCCCTTCCGATGTTTCGCAATGGGTAATAACCGTTGCCAAAATCCTCTCCCTTATTGTAAACCGTTTGGACGCATCGCAAAGAGTTAAGCCAAGTGAGGTCCTCGTTATATCGTGCGACAATCAGTTGCATGGCTAAAAAGTAATAACGAACTTATCAGGAGCAGGCCATCCCTTGCAGGAGTTATAGACGGTCATTCCTTCACGCTTCCCAATCCAATGCTCTGCCTGCCAGCGGTGTTCCCTTACGGGTTCGCCGAGTTCCCGAATGTGGCTTGACTTGGCCCACCAAAAAGTCCCCGCAAAGTAGGGGTATCCGTCGGGGTTGTTGTGGTCAGCGATTTGGGGGAACTCTTCCTTGGTCAGCCAATAGGCTCCCACGCAGTCAACTTCCTTCAATTCGTAAACACATCGCTCCCATGCGACCACATTGAAGAAAATCATGGACCTGCACCAAAGTTGGTTGATGAGGCTGGGGTCGGAACTGCCCTTGGTATGCCCGTACAGGTAGGCAGCATCCTCGGTTTGGCTCGCTCGGTACATCTCGGTGAGGGTTGCCTGCTCCCAAGCGTTGGTTCGGGTGACCACGACCTTGATTTTGGAAGCAACGAGCGAGTTGTCTAAGATATCCTTGACCAACTTCCGCTGGTCGGGAGGACCGACGATACCGACACGGATTTCGTCCAGTTGTTCAATCAAGCCGTAGTTGCACACGGCCATCATGTGTTGGTGCATAATCATCTGCCATTGGCCGCCGCCTCCGCAGTAAATGTGGTAGTAGTGGATGAGTTTCATAATAGGGAGCCGATTGCAAAAATCAAAAGCAATAAGAGGCAGAATCTGCCAAAAATCAAAAGCAAATCAATGATGGATTCAAGGTTCATGGGGTCGGGGGGATTGCTTCTACTACTTCGCCAGGTTCGTACTCGGTAATGATGTAGGCGCCTTCGGGTAACTCTTTCAAATCAACGCCTTTCAACACATCTTCTTTCCAACCAAACATTCGCCCAATGCCATTCTTCATCGCATAATCCATTACAAAGTGAGCCATCTGGTGTTCATTTTCTGTCATTACAAACAGGTCGTGTTTTGGCTTGACCGACCTTAAACGGTACATTTTCATGCCCCAAAGTTACACCACAAGATACTTACCCGAATTGCTCACTGCAAGTTTATTCAAGGCCACATAGCGCAGGGCATCGCAGGCGTGATTGTACGAATCAATGGGGACCCCAGTATCCCGCCCATCTTTGTCGGTGGCCCAAGTGTAACTGCGCAGTTCTTTGATGAGGTTCACGGAATTTTTCGTGACATGAAGGTTGAACCGCTTCACGATGTCAATCCCCTGCCTGACCGAATCGGGTCCCTTGGATGCGGGCTTGATATTGAATCCGAGCCGATAGATTTCCTCAATGGACTTCGGTTCTGCCGAATCCGCCACAATCTCCCACGCCCTTGTAATGCCGAACTCTTTCAAGCGGGTGGCGATATCCGAGTTGGTCAGCCCCCGATGGTATAGCAGTTCGTGGATGAACAAGTCGTCCCCCCTGCGGTACACGGCGACCAAGGCGGTTGGGTCCGTGCTGAACCCCCAGTCAAGCCCGTAGGCGACGAATTTCATCGTGGATGGGTCTATACCCTCAACAACCGTGTAGTCCCCGTATATCGCCCCTTGGAGCGTCCCGACTTGGCCCAACCCGTACACCTTCCACCAGTTGGCCCAATAAGCCGAATGCTCCGCTTTGTCTCGGTTTCGTTCTATATCGTATCGTATCGTATCAGGGAGTGCCTCGTTGTCTTGGTAGGTCAGAATCAGGAACTCGGCATCGGTTTCGGGCAAGACCTCGGTATGCGCCCAAAATTCGTGGGTGGGGTTGAAGTCAATGTAAATCTCCTGACTTGTACGAATCGCCAACTGGTAGTACGAATCAAAGTCAATGTTGTTGGCCTCGTTGATGTAGAGGACCTGCCGCCTTGCCCCTCGGAGCCGTGCTTCCGAATCAGCCGAAAAGAACTCAATCGTGGACCCGTTGGCGAAGTTGTACTGCAGGAGGGTTTTGTTCCAGCGGTCGGGAACCCAACGATGGGTCCATTGCATAATCTTGGCGAAGTCCTTGATGGCTCCCCGTCGCAGGTGAGGCACGGATTCGGATACGACCGAAATCTCCGACTTGGGATGGCGAGCGGCGTGGTCAATGAGGACCGCAAGGATGCCGAAGGTTTTGCTCGCACTTGTGCCACCTTGTATCACCTTCTTCCGAGCGGTCATCGCCCGAATCTTCTTGATAGCGGTGGTGTACTTAAAGTCCATCCCCGAAGAGGGGTTGCTCAATGGTGACGGTGTTCTCCTGCTTTTCCACCAACCCGTTCAACCGCTGGGTGATGGAGGGGTTGTAGAACGAGAGCAGGCCACCGATGATTTGGTCCTCTCGGATTTCCTCCCGAATCGCACGGCAGATAACCCCGAAGTCCTCGTAGTAACCGTCCTTGTTGTCAAAATAGTGCTGAACCTCGCCGTAATTATTGCGACAAAACCGCTTGAACCCTTCCAAGGTCAGCGGCACTTTTGCGGGGTCTTCCTTCTTTAACCCATCCTTCCCGACATACTGCACCCGCTTCCATTGTTCGCCTTGGACCTTCACATCCTCTTTGAAGGCGGCCCATGCTTTTCCAAGGTCTTCGGGTGTTTTGAATATCCTCGTTGGGTGCATCAGTATTCTATTTTGTCAATGAGTTCGTCAATCTTGTCCACGATTTTCATCTTGACCGCAAAGGCGTTGGGCGAGTTGGAATCGTCCACCGCTCCAATGCAGTCGCAGAGGGTGGTTATCACCATCATGAGCGATTCAGTCCGAGCCTGCCGCTGCGCTTCGGGGTCAGCCTTCGTTGAGTTCGCCAAGTTCTCGGAGTTTATTTCGTGACCACCCAAGGGCCGCTTTGCCACCCCATAGCAGGTAACTGATGTAACCGCAGTCGCTGGTGGAATCAGCGTTGTCGTAGTAGGTTTCCGCCCGTGAAAGGTAGGAGTGCATCCGTTTAACCGTTTCAAGGGAAATCCCTTCCCCGCTTGCGAGTTGCTGCGCCCTGACCTTACCAGTTTGGGTAGCGCACTTGTTCCCGTTCCGCTCGTTGAGTTCAATCCCCCGCTTGGCGTTATTGCGTACCCCTTCGCCATAGTCGGCGTAGGATTCAAACTGGTCACGGGTTG